TTATCCATTAGATTTTTCATAAAGCTCAGGTTTAAATGGCAACCGTCCGCAAGTTCTATATGCAGCTTCTGCTGCACGTCCTTTTGGAATTAACTGGCCCGGACGGTTTCGCCACTGATAAACGGCTTCAGTTGTTATGCCGAAAAAAGCAGCAACTTTCTCAATACTGCCGAAGTAGCTTTCGATATCGTCAGTTGTCATACGCCCTCCAAGCTAAGTTTTATTAGATGCTAATTACAAATCTATCTTTGGTCAATAAAAACTAAGATTACTTAGCAATTCAAGAAATGGTGCTCCTATGGAAACGGTTGGTCAGCGTATAAAAGCTCTGAGAAGAGTTACCGGAACGTCCCAGAAAGAATTGGGTAAATTTTGTGGAGTAAGCGACGTTGCTGTGGGGTACTGGGAGAAAGACATCAATACCCCTGGTGGGGAGGCACTTTCGAAATTAGCGAAGTTCTTCAATACGTCAATAGATTACATTCTTTATGGTGCTGAGTTTGAAGGCAAACTCGTCACAAACATGCGCAGAGTTCCTGTAATATCGTGGGTTCAGGCTGGGCAGTTTACTGAGTGCAGGGCAGCAGAAGTGTTTAGTGAAGTGGACAAGTGGGTAGATACATCATTAAAGATTGGTGATAACTCATTTGCATTAGAGGTTAAAGGTGACTCCATGACTAACCCTAATGGCCTCCCAACAATACCAGAAGGCGCAACAGTGATTGTAGATCCAGATGCAGAACCTCGTCATGGAAAAATAGTCATCGCTCGACTTGATGGAACAAACGAAGCTACAGTAAAAAAATTAGTCATCGATGGCCCTCAAAAGTTTTTAGTGCCATTAAATCCTCGGTATCCCAACATCCCTATCAATGGTAATTGCCTTATCATTGGTGTAGTCAAAGGAGTTCAATACGAACTCTAAGACCTCTCTTCTCTAACTAAGGCACCGAACTAAGAAAAGTTTGGTGTTTTCTCTTGCCATAATAACTAAGTTAAGTTAGATTTTATATCAAAGATAACGAACAGGCAGGACGCCCACGAAGTAGCCGCCTGGGGCATATAAAGTCTAGGGTGATTCGTTAGCAACAAAAAAGCACCCTACAGGACGCTTAGCTCTTTAACAATCTGGTCCCCATCAACAAGTAACTGATAACTTGAGGAGGTGTGAAATGCACAAAACAGAACCCAAAATCGTCGCGCCCGGATACACAAATGAGGAAATTTACGAGTGGATGGCAAAGAAGCTGGCAGCTATAAACCAGCTTCGTGAAGTGCTGTCTTATCGACAGGAAACAATAGACTCCTTAAAAAAACTGGATCAGGAAATCACGGTTTTATCACAGGATGTTACTTTAGATATTGTGCAGACAAATTAGGATCCCATTCATTTTCGTCAAAATCATCAAAGTGATGAATTTGTGATCTCCAGTCTCGATAATCTAAAAATTTCTGGGCGGTTACGCTTATTTTATCAAGTGTGAGTTCATCCTGAATTGAAAGAAGAAGTTCATCAAATTTCATCTCATTAATCTGTTTTGGCATCCAGTGATGCTTCATCAGAATAAGGTGAACCAGAGCCTTTTTCCCATTCAACTGATTATAGGGAGTGCCGAATTTCTTCCGGTGCTCATGTAAGACAAGGTCCAGAAGAGTAAGTAATGTTGCCCTTGATTCCACTTTGCTTATTTCGACTGATGACACTACTCCACTGATTTCAATGCCCCGATACTTTCCAACATTTTCACAGTGGGATTTGTACAGCGTGTAGATATTACCGGACATTTCTTTTCCTTTTGCGTTGTTGGGGATAACCAGATTAACCGAATCCTTGTTGTTGGGGAATAACCAGGTCCACCTCGCCTGATGTGGCTAAAAGCAGGCACATAACAGCTAAGTATTTTTAACCAGAGAGAATCCTTAGCGTTGTGGTGAATGCGGCTCAGCGCACGCGGGTTAAGGTTGAGGCTGACAGTCGACCTTCTGTGGATACCCACCCGTCTGGTGTGCAACCTTCGCCAGGCACCGGGAGGCACCCGGCACCACAACTTTATGCTGTGTGTAGTCCTGGAGGTACCAGTTTGTACCCTTGCTTCCGGCTGGTACCGTCCTTTTTACAAAACAGAGAAGAGCATCACCGGACGACGGGCTCATAACCCAATCCATCCGGGCGGCTGCCACCGCAGGTGTTCTTCTCTGTTTTGTGGAGAAACTAACCGCCCCTACGGGGGCATTCATGGAAATGTAATTGACTCAATAATCGCCGGACGGTGAGGGCTTCCTTTTACCCGAATTCAGCGCGGTGCAGCGCATATACGTGGAGAACAAAATGTCATTTATTAAAACTTTTTCCGGGAAGCATTTTTATTATGACAGGATAAATAAAGACGACATCGTTATTAACGATATCGCGGTTTCCCTTTCAAATATCTGTCGCTTTGCAGGACATCTTTCACACTTCTACAGTGTCGCCCAACATGCGGTGCTTTGCAGCCAGCTGGTGCCGCAGGAATTTGCTTTTGAAGCTTTAATGCATGATGCAAAAGAAGCATATTGCCAAGACATCCCCGCACCACTGAAACGACTTCTTCCTGACTATAAACGTATGGAAGAAAAAATAGACGCCGTAATCCGTGAGAAATACGGGTTACCTCCTGTTATGAGCACGCCAGTGAAATATGCCGATCTCATTATGCTGGCAACCGAACGCCGCGATCTCGGGCTTGATGATGGCTCTTTCTGGCCTGTACTGGAAGGTATCCCGGCAACAGAGATGTTCAAAGTGATTCCACAGGCACCGGGCCATGCCTACGGGATGTTTATGGAACGTTTTAACGAGTTATCGGAGTTACGCAAATGCGCATGAATGTTTTCGAAATGGAAGGGTTTCTTCGTGGGAGATGTGTACCGCGAGATCTGAAAGTGAATGAAACAGATGCTGAATACCTGGTACGTAAATTCGATGCGCTTGAAGCTAAATGTACAGCACTGGAAAACAAAGTAATACCAGTGTCAGCTGAACTGCCGCCAGCAAATGAAAGTGTTCTGTTATTTGATGCTAATGGAGAAGGCTGGCTGATTGGCTGGCGTTCTCTCTGGTACACCTGGGGACAAAAAGAAACCAGAGAATGGCAGTGGACATTTCAGGTCGGGGACCTTGAAAACGTCAATATCACTCACTGGGCAGTAATGCCAAAAGCACCGGAGGCTGGAGCATAATGACCACTTTTACCGACAAAGAACTGATTAAAGAAATTAAAGAGCGTATCAGCAGCCTTGACGTGCGAGACGATATTGAGCGCCGTGCTTATGAAATCGCACTCCTATCTCTGGAAGTAGAACCAGATGAACGCGAAGCTTATGAATTATTCATGGAAAAGCGTTTCGGTGACTTAGTAGATCGTCGGAGAGCAAAAAACGGCGATAACGAATACATGGCATGGGATATGACTCTCGGTTGGATCGTCTGGCAGCAACGAGCTGGTATCCATTTTTCAACAATGTCACAGCAAGAGGTGAAATAATGGAGCCATACAGCCTCACACTCGATGAGGCCTGTCATTTTCTCAAGATATCCAGACCGACTGCCATTAACTGGATACGCACAGGGCGTCTTCAGGCAACACGCAAAGATCCCACTAAGAATAAATCTCCTTACCTCACAACACGACAAGCCTGCATTGCGGCTCTTCAGTCTCCGCTGCATACTGTCCAGGTGAGCGCGGGTGATGGCATAACAGAGGAAAGAAAATGTCACTCTTCCGCAGAGGTGAAATATGGTACGCCAGTTTCACATTGCCGAACGGTAAAAGATTTAAACAGTCTCTTGGAACAAAGGACAAAAGGCAGGCGACAGAACTCCATGACAAGCTAAAGGCTGAAGCATGGCGGGTCAGCAAACTTGGTGAAATACCTGATATAACGTTCGAGGAAGCGTGTGTCAGGTGGCTTGAAGAGAAAGCACATAAAAAATCACTGGACGATGACAAAAGCCGGATCGGATTCTGGCTTCAACATTTCGCAGGAATGCAACTAAGAGACATTACTGAATCAAAAATTTATTCAGCAATGCAGAAAATGACGAACCGGCGTCATGAGGAAAACTGGAAACTCAGGGCAGAAGCATGCAGAAAAAAAGGGAAACCTGTTCCAGAATACACGCCAAAACCAGCGTCCGTTGCAACGAAGGCTACGCATCTTTCATTTATAAAGGCCCTACTAAGAGCCGCAGAGCGTGAATGGAAAATGCTGGATAAGGCACCAATTATTAAAGTGCCTCAACCAAAGAATAAACGGATCCGCTGGCTGGAGCCCCATGAAGCACAAAGGCTGATTGATGAATGTCCGGAGCCATTAAAGTCTGTTGTTGAATTTGCACTGGCAACAGGCTTAAGACGCTCGAACATCATCAACCTTGAATGGCAACAAATAGATATGCAGCGCCGGGTGGCATGGATAAACCCGGAAGAGAGTAAATCAAACCGCGCAATTGGCGTTGCGCTGAATGATACTGCATGTCGCGTATTGAAAAAACAAATCGGGAATCATCACCGTTGGGTATTTGTGTACAAGGAAAGCTGTACCAAACCAGACGGAACGAAAGCGCCAACAGTAAGGAAGATGCGGTATGACGCAAACACAGCCTGGAAAGCGGCGCTGAGACGGGCTGGTATTGATGATTTCAGATTTCACGACTTGAGACACACCTGGGCAAGTTGGCTGGTTCAAGCCGGAGTCCCGTTGTCAGTGTTACAGGAAATGGGAGGCTGGGAGTCTATCGAAATGGTTCGTCGATATGCTCACCTTGCACCTAATCACCTTACCGAACACGCACGGCAAATAGACTCGATCCTGAACCCATCGGTCCCAAATTTGTCCCAGTCAAAAAATAAGGAAGGTACTAATGATGTGTAA